GTTGAAGGCTATTGCCGTTTTTGTAAGGTTGGTAGTTCGAGTACGAAAGCACTCTGGGTCAAGAGGGCTTGCTCTTTATTTGAAGGCTTCGACTCTCATTCTTATGAGAGCCTTGGCCGGAAAGAAATTAGTAAATCCTCGAGATGCTGGATGTGTTGTCTCGGTAACAAACGCGGGCATTCCGCGGTGGATACCGGCACACTTTAGGAAGCGTATTCGGTCCGGTGACACGAAGTGTGTGAGATTTATCCTAAGTCTTTGCACTCTGTATAGAGTCTTAGATTTTAAAGGTAAGTTGAGCATAAGTACTGTTACTGATCCTGGGGTCCCGACTCCTCTTTGGTTCCGTAAGGAGTGGATCCCTTTCATTAGGAAGGTCTTTATTCCATACTTAATCAAGATGGGTTTCAAACCCTTAGAGAGAGTGACTGATCTAGGTGAAAACCCAGGTCCTCATTTTCCTAAGCTACGCGGAAAACTTTTGCTAATATTCACCTCGGGTCCAAACTCTTTTTGGACGAAGTCATTACAGCTTGGTTCGTATCTGGCTGATGCAATTGCATTGAAGGATCGTCCTGAACTGTTTATGGCTTTGCTCAATTTGAGCCAGGAGATGCACTCACAACACATTATGCATAGTCCTATATGGGGACTGGCCTCGCTTGCCTTTAGTCAAAAGTGGTGTAAACCATTTGGACGAAAAGGTGGGGGAGAGCCCCAGGGTTATGTAGGTGTATTGTCGGTTCGTCATGAACCGGGTAAGGAACGGGTCTTTGCAATGGTAGATGTATTCACGCAATCGGTCTTACGGCCTTTGCATGACTTTCTCTTTGGTATCTTAAAATTGATTCCTCAAGATGGTACTTTCTCACAAGGAAAGCCACTTGTTGCATTGGTAGAGAGGTGCCAGAAAGAGGGTAAAAAACATGTTTGGTCTTTTGATCTGTCTGCTGCGACTGATAGGTTACCTATTGGTTTACAGCAGGCGCTTCTGGGTACGTTGACAACAAGGAGACTCGCTTCTAATTGGAAGAAGGTCCTATGTGATCGTGATTACCGTGTGCCGATGGATCTTGTGAAAACACTTGGTCCAAAGGTTAC